CCACATATTTGGATACAACATTCTCTCCCAATCTTTTTCACAATAAAGCAAGAACAAAGCATAATCTGCACTTTCATACAAATCTTTCTTTGTTTTATACTTTAAATTCCAAGGAAAACCAGGTGATGTTGTTAAATCCACGTCCTTATGACCTTCTTCAAGATCACGAACTTGACTATTACCCATAGCAGGTAAAAACTCCATTTCGAGAGCAGAACTAGCAAAAGCTGCTGCCTCCTCATTATATGGTCTTTCTTCTTTAGCATATTTATTTAAACTTTTATAACTTGCATCCAAATTCATCCTTGGTAAACCATGACCCGTTTCAATTTCCAACGGAGGATCATGCATAGCCAAAGCTTGCGTTATTATAGGATCTCGTTTACGTTTATTTCGCATAACAGGAAATTTTTCTACAGAACCAACATTATTAAAATGCGTTAAATTCAAATTTACATCTTTTGGTGGGTTAATCTTATCTACAAAAGGAAGTCCAGTTAAATCTTCCAATGTACAGACACCCCCTGGAATGATAGGCTCACTCCAGGGGATCAACAGTTTAAATGCTTCTTAACAGCAATGTCAACCATAAATGCACGATTGACATAAGCACCTCCAGCACAATGAAAACCAACAATTTCTTTGGTTTCACAAGACATTAAAGGACCCGAACAACAACCATATTCTGAAGAACACGTATGTTGTCCACCAGGAGAAGCAACTCCAAAAGACAGAGATGGCATTTTATTCAATCCATCTTTATACGCAATCAAACAAACTTTTTCACCCATTTTTGGTTCTCGCAAATTTATTCTCTTATGTGCCTTACTTGGTTGAACGGTATAATAAGAAAAATCTTCATTTTTCTCCATCGTTTTAATTTCACCAATAGGCAAGATTGTCGTATCAGGAAATTCAAATTGAATTCTTTTATTTTCCACAACCTTTTTATCCACAGTAACACCATGTGTTAAAACAACAACCTTATTTCCATGAAGGTAACATGTTTCAGTGAAATTTCCATCCACCAAAACCTTTCCAACACGACAATCAACATCTTCCAAGTTAATCATCTGAACACCACCCAACACTTTTTCCTGCTCATAAACTTCCTCGAGCATTTTCAATGGGTGTCTCATAACACCTTCATCGGCAACAAGTTCAACTTCAGCTTTAATTATATT